CTCTCCTGACACTGGTGCTTATATCGACGCTGATGTAATATCCGAGAGAGTGGAGGAAAAGCTACAGGAGTTGTTTGACTGGAAGAGAGCAGTATTTCATAATGCTAAGTTTGACATTCCCATGTTTGAGTATCATCTCAATGTGACTATTCCTAGGTTTGAAGATACAATGCTTATGCACTATGTTATTGACGAGCGTCCTGGGTATCATGGATTGAAGCAATTAGCCATGAAGTACACTGATTACGGTGACTATGAAAAGCCTATGTATGAGTGGATGGCAGAGTATCGTAGACAGCACGGCATTCGTAAGGATGACTTCAAGTGGGAATGGATTCCCTTTGACGTTATGAAAAACTACGCAGCACTAGACGCTACAGTTACTTTTATGATCTTTGAGAAATTCGAAAGAGCGCTCAAAAAAGGTAATCCTAAACTGCTAAAGGTATATAACGATATTCTAATACCAGCTTCCAGATTCTTGATGAAGGTGCAAGATAATGGTGTTCCTTTTGATAGGTCTAGGCTGGCTGCTTCTCAGACCTTGCTTACAAACCATATACAAGAGATGACAGATAAGCTGTTTGATATGGAAGAAGTAAAAGCCTTTCATGAAGACTTTGGGGAGTTCAATGCTAATAGTGTTACTCAGCTTCGTAAGTTGTTGTTTGACTACATAGGTCTAATGCCTACAGGCATTAAAACTGAGAAAGGTGCTCATTCTTTAAGTGCAGAAGCATTAGAGATATTAGCTAAAGAACATGAAGTTCCTGAGATGATCCTAAATATCCGTAAGGATACTAAGCTAAAGAATACTTATATTGATAAGATTATACCACAGCTCAATAGAGATAGCAGGCTAAGAACTAACTTCAATCTCCATGGAACCGTTGCTGGCAGACTATCTTCTAGTGGTAAGCTGAACATGCAACAAATACCTAGAGATAATGCAATTGTAAAAGGCTGTATCAAAGCACCTCCGGGTCGTAAGATTGTAGCTATGGACTTAACTACGGCAGAGATATACATTGCTGCTGTATTGTCCGGGGATAAGAAGTTGCAAGCTATCTTCAAGGCGGGAACTAACTTCCACTCTACTGTGGCTAAAGATGTGTTCAACCTAGACTGTGCCGTAGAAGAAGTGGATAAAATATATCCTGACTATAGGCAGGCCACCAAAGCTGTAAACTTTGGTATTATATACGGAGCTGGAGCCCCTACTATCAGCGCTCAGGTAAACAAAGACGGAGGCAATCTTAATATTGGACAAGCACAAGAAATTATCGACCAATACTTCAGAAACTTTAGCACCCTCAAAAAGTGGATCGACACAAATAAAGATGCCATTGCTAATGATGGTTATGTCTATTCTCATTTTGGGCGCAAGCGAAGGCTACCTGATGTATGGTCAGATAACAAAGGGACTGTTGCCCATGCAATACGGTCCGGTCTTAACTTTATCGTCCAATCACCTGCGTCAGATGTAAACCTTATAGGTGCTATAGAAACTCAGGAAATTGTAGATAGAGAGGGCATTGATGCTAAAATGTTTGCCCTAGTTCATGACTCGGTTCTTGCTGACGTTGACGATGATCATGTAGAAGTCTATTCCAGCTATTTGCAGCAATGTATTCAAGCTGATAGGGGTATATCAATACCTGGATGTCCCATAGGGTGTGATTTTGATATAGGGCAAGATTATGCCTTTGGCAAATTTGAGAAGCAGTATGCTGGTAGAATTGACGTATAATCAAATACTAAAGAAGGTGGTGTTTCCAGTATATGCCATCCCAGAGGATCTAACCTTTAGGGATGGCTTACTGACTCATCTGGATAAAGTTATAGACGATAGAAATCAAAAAGGAGATACATTAGGTAAAAGAAGGCTACAAAGTCCTCATACACTTTATAATATGACTAAAATGTGCGAGGACTTTGTTGCTTTAATGAAAATTAGACACAAAAACTTTATAGACAGTAATGGCAGCTGTTTTTATTATTATAAAAAGCGGTACGTTATTATAAAACCTATGAAGATAAAAAATAAAGAGTATAAAGGACACTATTGTAGAGTATGGCTTGCGGGCTATAACTCTCCTTTTATTTTGAAATCTGCCCCCTTGGGCAAGGAGTGGGCTCATGTCTTGCTAATAGATAATGAGCCTTGGCAAATATATGATTTCTCTGAGGAATCATGTGATAGCTACAAAAGGATGATTTAGTGGGAAAGAGAAAGCTGAATGGTAAGCTAAATTCCGCCAATCTGGAACTTATGGATATTGAACCTCTAACTAGGGGTCAGCTAAGGGTTTTTGATTCGGAGAAAAACTTATTTTTGCATGGTTGTGCTGGAACAGGCAAAACGTATATCTCAATGTATATAGCCTTCGATGATATAGTGAAAAAACTATATAATGATATAACCATAGTAAGAAGTGCAGTCCCTACGAGAGAGATGGGATTTCTTCCAGGAAACGAAGAAGAAAAGTCTAAAGTATATGAACAGCCATACATAGCAATATGTACTGAGCTTTTCAATAGGGGAGATGCCTACGGAATACTAAAAAAGCATAATGCCGTAAAGTTTATTACAACCTCTCATGTTAGAGGTGTAACATTCCAAGACACTGTAGTCATAGTAGATGAATGTCAAAATATGACATTTCATGAGCTTGACAGCTTAATCACTAGAGTAGGAAGGAACTGTAGAATTATTTTTTGCGGAGACTTCTTCCAGTCAGATCTAAAATCTAATGGTATACGTGACTTTATGAATATCATTAAAAAGATGGAAGCATTTGACTTTGTAGATTTTGGCATAGAAGATATTGTTCGCAGTAAGTTCGTAAAGGATTATTTAATAGCAAAATATAAGCATGGGTAAAGCAGTTATATCAAATAGGATCATGCTAAACATTGAAGCTAGTGAAATATCTAAGTTCGATGAGGTGCTGACCTATGAGATACCTTCTTACAGAGAGGATAAGCCACCTCTTATCATAAAAAATATGAAAAGAGTTAAATCTGGGGTCATCTCCATACCTGTAGGAAGAACTGATCTAATACCTAAAGGCTATGAAATAGTTGATAAAAGAGTTTTGGAACCAGTAAACTTTCCCGAGTTTAGGTTTGACCTCAGGCCTTCTCAGCAGGAAGTTTATGATAAGCTGGATGATAATGCTGTAATTAACGCCTCCGTTTCTTGGGGCAAAACATTTACAGCACTAGCTATTGCTGGTAAGCTGGGTCAAAAAACTCTTATAGTTACGCATACTATTGCTCTGAGAACTCAGTGGGAAGAGGAGATAAAGAAAGTATTTGGTATTACTCCAGGAATTATAGGTTCTGGCAGAAAAGAGTATGACCAGCCAATAGTAGTAGGAAACGTTCAAACCTTGTATAAGGTAAAGGACCAGATAGCTACTAAGTTTGGCACACTTATAGTTGATGAGTGCCATCATATTCCGGCGAATACTTTCAATAAACTTGTTGATGCCTCATATGCTCGATATAAAATCGGGCTATCAGGCACAGTGGAAAGAAAAGATGGCAGGCATATATTATTGCCAGACTATTTTGGATACACTAAGTTTGTTCCTCCAGCTGAGAATTACATGAAACCTAGAGTAGATATCATTCAATCTACAATAAGGTTCATGGATGGTCGAACTCCTTGGGCGCTTAGGGTCAATGATCTTGTGGCAAACGAGGAGTATGGCAAACTTGTGGCTATGCTGGCGGCCATATACAAAAGTAAGGGGCACAAAGTGCTTCTAGTCAGTGATAGAGTGAACTTTCTTAAAAGACTAAAACTTACTATCGGAAAGCACGCAGTAATTATTACGGGCGAAAATACGCTGGAAGAAAGGCAAGAGAGGTTAGAGAAAGTAAAAGCAGGAAAAGTGGATATATTACTAGGCACACAAGCCATATTTGCTGAGGGGATAAGTGTAAATCCACTTTCCTGCCTCATTCTAGCTACTCCCGTTAATAACACGCCACTACTAACCCAGCTTATAGGTCGTGTTGTTAGGGAGTATCCTGACAAACTACAACCTGTAGTTGTAGATATAAACCTAAAAGGTAAAACGGCTACTAGGCAAGCCGGAGTAAGGCTTGCTCACTATAGGCTACAAGATTATCGTGTTTCTTTTGCAGACATGTAGAAAAATATTTCTTGACATTTTAGGTGACACCCTGTATAATATACTCTTGACTTTGGGAAAAATACGTGCTCGTAAGATACGACTGGCAAAAGATTCGTCGTTACGCCAATGGCAATGCGAAAAAAGTAATAAAAGTTATTGCGTATCAAACATTTAAGCACGTTCCAGAAAGTAGGTTCGACCCAATGTATCAAGTTGCATACACCAATTGGGATGGACCTAGCTTCTTAGTGTACCCTGAACGATTTCTTGTTCATCGGCGTATATACACCCCTCGTCATATAGCACAGTATGTTGGAATTGCTTCATACCGTAGCTATACAAACTACAAACTAACTAATAATGTAAACTTACCTCTACTAGAATGTCCAATTCCTGTGGAGAGGTTTACTGATAACCCGCTTCTGGAAATTGTAGATGACAACATCCAATTTCTGTATGAAAGCAAAAGCTAAAGGAAAACAAATATGGCACTAGGTTTTGGACAACTAAAAGAAGATGCTGGCAGCAGCCGTGAAAAGCTCAATGAGCATAAGCCACAGTTCGGTGATAACCGAATTCGTATCTTTGGTGGAATTATTCCACGATACATCTACTGGGTTACTAATGCGGAAGGTCGCACTATGCCTGTAGAATGCCTCTCTTGGGATCGAGACAACCAGTCTTGGTCTAATTCAGAGAAAGATTGGGTTAAGCACTATTACCCCGACCTCAAGTCAAAGTATGGCTATGTTATGCTTTGCATTGAAAACGGAGAGCTTAAAATCTTCAATCCTAAGAAAAC